CTGGGTGATTGAAAATGAGATCCTGGACATTTTCACCACTTGGAATATTTTTTTGTACTTGGGTGATGAGGAGATCGTGTTTTCGTGTGGCGATATTACCTCTCTCTTCGTTATCAAGGTAGTAATAGTTGGCGTACATCTCAATGTTGTAATTGGCCGCTTGTGATCCCCAATAAACACGTAATTCTACGTTATGATAATTGAGAGCGACGAGGGGAAGAGCACATTGTGGTCCTTCGCAGAAAAAGAACCGAAGTGGGTAAAAGTACGAACGCGCGTGGACACCTGGGTGAGTACCGATGGCACTGCGTGAAATGTTTTGAGCGAACGTATCAATAGCAATCTTTTCTGTAAAAATGCTATCTTGTGTATCAATGACACAACCACCGATGAGAAGTTCCACTTTATCAACAATTAGATCCCAACGAGAAGTATCTAACGCCTGTGTTGTGTCATCTATTGTCAAATAGATATATCCGAGAAGATCCCCCGATTTTTCAATTTGAACACTTGACATTGAATTATTTTTCACATCTCCGCGTATTGTCTGCTTCTCTACGGATTGTGAAAAATTAGAGTGTCGTTTAAAGGTTGAACTAAAAAACGATATCTCTGGGTTGCCCATTATGTACTCATCCTGAGCACCAATTGCCACAAGTTGAACAATACCCGAAGACATGTTATTACTACTTTAAAGGGAGAAAATTACAAGTTTGGTTTTCTACACACAAATCTAAAAACTAAGAAATTTGCACCCGCATCAGTTGAATTTTTAATTGTATTACCAGTGTGATCTCGGAGGGTCACGGTGAGACGATCAATTCTTCTGATTGGATTCACATATTGTGTGATGATTGGATAGTTATCCTTAAAAACAATGAGGGAATTGCCAGCGGCGTGTGTGGCATTGTCGGTGACAATACTCGCAAAAGATCCTCTGAGCATACTCAAATGTCCCTGTCCAGTGAGAACATTTGAAGCTCTATCACTAAAGATAGAATCCAACTCTTCAATGGAGACATAACAATGTTCAGTCACCACATTTGAATGAATGTGTGCTGCGAGGAGTCTGGCCTGAACCACATTTTTGAGGGGTTGCTGAAGATGACACGTAAAAGTGTTGGCACTTTCTTGTCCAATGGAGTCAACTGTTATGGTGTGATACTCGTAGTCAAGATCAGGAATAGTTTGAAGTGAAGTCACCAAAGCCATTTAGTATTAGCTTAGATTAAAGATCCACCGATTCCATCCGCAATCTCGTAGCCCGCATGTTCGGCAACGAGTTGTCCAGCACCACAGAGACCACCTGGAGTCAAGCTCTTGGTGTAGGTGCTACCTTCACTGGTGTGACCTGGGGCACACTCAATGCGATGCTCAAGATCAAAGATGGATTTTTCATTAATCGCCGTAATGGTGATTGGTCTGGGTTGGTACTTGCTGGTATTTTTCAACATACCGAGTACAAAAATCAAAACGATCAACGTGACAATGGACATGATCGCATTTCGGTTGGCGCGGTTAAGGTTGAGCATTTTATAATGTATACATATATTTTTTCTAAAGTGCGTTAAAGGTTATTGAATAGTTTCCTATTAGAGAGTAGATGGACGAAGAAATTGTCATTGATCGTGGAAATACTACTGTGATGAAACTGGATGCTGATGAACAGGCCCTGATGGATGAAATTGAAATTTCAACCCCTCGTCCCCAGCCTGTGCGACGTCCAGCCCCTCAACACGCGCGTAGACCACCCCAAATGGAACACCAAGAAGCTATGGATGCGTTTGTAAATCCAAACAAACAAACAGCCCCCCAACAATCTCGTCAACAGGAAGAAGAAATTGACTATGGCGAAGATGAACCAATGTTTTTTGACGATGCCGATGATGGCCCTGGAATGCAGGAAGAACAACCTTCTAAGGGATATAGCTCTGTAGATGAAGAGAAAAGTGATCTCATTAACAAATTGGGCCGCCTTGAAAAGAAGGGTTTTGCCGTAAATAAAAGACTCAATGCCTATTCTAATGTTGAGGATTTGAGAACCGAGGTTAAGAGAATTACATATAGTATTGATGTTGAACAGTCACTTCGTTTCAGTAGACGAATGTTAGTGGCGTGTGTCACGGGTCTTGAATTCCTTAACAAACGCTATAACCCCTTTGAGATCCAACTTGAAGGTTGGTCTGAATCTGTGATGGAGAACGTTGATGATTATGATACAGTATTTGAGGAACTCTACGTAAAGTATAGATCCAAGGTAAATGTCGCACCAGAAGTCAAGCTTATTATGATGTTGGGTGGTTCAGCGATGATGTTCCACTTGACAAATAGTATGTTCAAGAGTGCCCTCCCCAATATGAATGATGTTTTGAAACAAAATCCCGATCTGTTGAAGAATATGATGTCCGCGGTTCAAAACACAACCCGTGGACCAACTGATGCGGCTCCAGTCGGTGGTACTGGGCAGTACGAAATGCAAGGACCTGGCATTGACATTTCCAGTCTTATGGGTGGCGTGATGATGCCCCCACCCCCACCAATGAATACGACTCAGATTCCAGTGTCTGAAGATGACGATGACGACATTTCCGACATTGTCTCCATTTCAGGAGAATCCACTGGGGGTGAAGTGAAGGAAGTCAATGTGGACGCCACGAAATCAAAGCGTGGTCGTAAAAAGAAGAAGACCGAAATTAATCTCTAAGTACAGTATAAATGATAGGCTACTGTCCTTTGGAGGAGATTGAACCTCCCGTCAGACAACAGCAACCTGTTGTTAAACCAGAGGCTGAAAGTAAGCCCGCGGTAACAGGACTTGAGGAAACTGAATGTAATTACGTCGTCATGGCTTTCATTGTCGGCGTTCTATTCTTAGCCGTCTCTGATTCCATCAGGGCATAAATTTTAATTTGATTCTACCTTTGGGATATTTACCCCATTTAGGTAAAATTAATTTTAATAGGCAAATGTTGCTATACTTGTAGCACCACCAACACCATTATCAAGATCGGTGTCACTCGCGAGATCGCGTGTAATTTTTGTTAGACTGCCACTACACGCACTGATTAATTCAACGAAAATGTCGTATGAGTAAATTCTGATTGAATCCACATTGTATGGTGTAATACTTATTCCCCGAATACCGGTTGTTACAGTTGGACTCCATGGATAGCTATTTGTGCCACCAAAGACGTTCTTTGTCCCCACGGCTATGTCAACCGTAGATGCACTCCCATCCCCAGTACCACCTTGAAGTTCAAGAATCATTGTATTGAGATCTTTCACAGTTGAACCATCTGTTCTTCTTAAAATTGCTGTAACCTTTGCATAGAATGCACCTGTACCAAACATAAGTTGAATATTCTTAGCATTACCTTCACCGATTGAGAATGTTTTGGAGTATGTCTTTCTTGAAACTTCTAATGAGTTTGTTATAATACCACCACCAACTTCAAGATCTGTAGATGCGGTATCTCCACTTAAACCAATGGCAACCTGATTACCAAGATCAATATTACCACCTACAGCAACATCACCTATAATTTCAAGATCGCTATTTATGTAGGTTGTTTTTGAAGTTGTGATTGGATTTATATAGACATTACCAGTTGTATCTGAATAAATATTGGCACTCCCAGCAGTTGTCGTAAACTCTATGATCGCGTTTGACGAAGAACTTTGTACTCGTGGGATACCGTCATATATGTGGAACTTTGTAGCTGGTTTGGATGTACCAATACCCACATTACTTGAATGTATGAGGTGAATACAGTTTGTTTGAGTACTGTTATTGGCAACACCCATGACAAGACCTGTCGTACCATTCGTCGCATTGCTGAAACCTCTCACGTATCCACCTTCTCCATCATTTGTGTACACGAGCATACCAGTCTCTTTATCGTCACCACCACTCTCAAGTCTCAAAAGATCTATGTTACCCGAGGTTGTATCGTAGATGTGAATATTTGAACTGGGTGTCGTTGTACCGAGACCCAATTTCCCATCTACATCAAAACGGGCAAACTCAGTGTCAGCTCCTTCACCAACTTTACGTGTAAACGTGAGGGATCTCGGTACATTAGAATCCACGAGATTTCTAATAATATTTCGTGATGGTGATGACGCCGTCGTTAAGAATTCAAGACCCGCCAATTTAAATGTACCCCCACCCGCAAATTCAATATCACCATTTACCTTAAGTTTTGTATTATCACCAACCACGGATGAATCAGTGCCACCAACAACTACAATTCCACTCGGGGCAATGGACATCGCAATATTGGTATTTACTACATCATCTGGATCAATGTATACACCCGACGATGTATAGGTCTTAAAAAGGTGTTGTGGAGCCAAATAGTAAATTCGGTCAGGTCCTTCTGACGCATCACCACCACCATCATTACCTTTAAAAATAAGCATCTCAGATTTGTTAAAAGATGCGTCATATATCCGTTCTCGTATGAATGTATTGCCAAATGTGTCGTTATTGGTTCCATTAAATGTAAGTTGTTGACCGACAACTACATTACCATTCACTTCAAGTTTCGCCCGTGGCGCATCTGTGCCTATACCCACGTTACGGGAAGTCCCATCAATGAATAGTCCGACGGTACCCACGTCATAAACCTTATCGGGGTTTTGTGTAATTCTAAAGTCTCCACTTGAACCAGACACACCCACTGCCCATCCACTAAGTGATGCGCCATCAGTTTGAATATAACTTGTAAACGCATTTCCATCAGCTGTAGGGGTTTGTGAAGCCATGATTGCGTCCCCACCATCATGATTATGTACTAAGAGACCACCAGATACAGCACTTCCAATGCCAGTACTTTTGACTTCTAAATACGCAGATGGCTGTGTATGACCTATACCCACATGCCCAGAACTAAGTAATGTCATAATACTCGCATCATCTGTATAACGATCATCTGAGAGAGTAATATTAAGTTTTGCCTTTGATTTTCCAGATGTATTGTCATGCTTTCCCATTTTAAAAGTTGCGCGCACACCATCACGTGTTGCATTACCCTCTC